ACGCTTGATCAATTTCCTCTCTAGTGTCTCGATCCGCCCTCTGGCCAGCCACAGAGCCTGGACGTACTTGACCGTGTCGGCCGGTAGCTTTATTTTGGATTTTTCGGCGATTGTAGATGTGAACCGCATCCATGCCCCTAAGGAAGCGAATATTTGCAATAACATCCGTCCCAAGCACTTCTGAAGCGTATGGGAGACGTACTGGAAACGGTTCATTTCCTAGAGTAGGATTGCCACCCTTAATAGTGGAAACCAGTTGGTTCAGATCATACTTGTGTAAGCCAGTGGCTTCACAAGATGGACACTTCACCGAGAATTCATACATGTTCCCATAAGTGATCCCTCTGATATAATATAGAAGGAAAGTTCTATCACCCACGAGAAGATGATCAGGATCAAAGCCCTCAGGAAATTTGCAGCATTCCTTGTAGAGCATATCCATCGACTGACCACTCTGGCCGAGTCGTTGAGTAGCGAGAATCTTTTCAGCATTCAAGCCCATAGCCCGAACTTTTACAATACCATTACCCCAGCCATACCATAGGCCACCACTTGGTAAATGGCACTCTTCCCACGGAATCAAGCGTTCCATGGGGGTCATATTCAGACGATCAAGATCCGATGCTTCAGCAGCATACTGAAGATCGGATGTCTGAGGAGCGCTCGCTTTAATTTGCGGGGCACTCTTCTCTACTTTCTTCTCAGGCTGAACCGGAGCGTTTCCGGTCAGTGGAATATCCTCAGACAGTTCGTCAGACATCGTTACTCTCTCATAGTGAGACTATTATCATCACTATATACGCCGCACTAAGTAATCGCGGCTCTTTCCTGTGCAGCACCTGAATTTTCTTCGGCCCAATCATATGTAATCGTCACTTCTACAATCTTAGCATTACTAGACACATATGTCAACTCGCCATGTCTAATAACGGATGGCCAACTATTGTAAAGAGCCCAATCGACTTCAGTCTTGCCAGTTGGCAAATACACTGAGAGGGTAGTATCTCTCTTGTATTCGTTAGCTTGTTTGATACCGTCTTCTTCAGTCCATACCATACTCCGCCATTTTTTGACTACATCAATAAATCCTTTAGTGTCGTACCAAGTAATCTTAATATCTTCCCAAGTAGCATTCTTGGCATACTTGTAATTTAAGCTTCCACCCTGAACTATTTCTTTGTCTACAGTAAATGTGGGAAGTGAGGCACTTTCGGCATGGACAATAGTGTCGTGAATCGGCCCTGGGATTATCCCTTGAAAGATTTCCTTAATATCCCAAAAGTATGAATAGTAATACTCGGCGGTGCTAGGTGCAGCCTTGCGATGTCCTCCAACAGTATTGATGATAAATCCAGGCATCTCAACTCTTATCAAGGACTGGTTTCAATAGCCAGTTGATATTCCAAAGTGACTCCGATATCAGCGATTTCAGAACTGGTATATGTCAGATTGCTGGGAGAGATCTTGGAAGGCCATGTCTCTTGTAGTCTATATTCCCAAACCGAGTCTCCAATACCATCTAGAGTCTCAATCCAACACTCTTTAAGATATTCTGAAGGAGGCAAATGTAAAGATTGGTCGATATTTAAAGTCTTACGTGACCACCAACGATACATGTAATAGGCAACTTCGCTATATCCTCCGTCTTTCTCTAGAATCTCGTAAAATGTAAATTCCACTGGCTTCCAGCGATGTTTACCTGGGCGGCTTATCTCATTTTGGGCATTATGAATAACAATCTTATCGATTTCTGGAGTAGGACGTGTACATTTATAAGCTAAGAGTTGAATCTCAGATGTGATTGTGTCGATTATAGAAATACGATATCGATGAGTTCTTACTGTTTCTAATGTATGAGCAGGGCCAACAAAAGTAGTGCCACCCGCGAGAGAATAATTCTCATCGTGGCACTCATTCGAAATGGGAATGTAAAAGCCGGGCATATTGTAAGTTTAGCGGAGTCCAAATACAGTATGGGGGTCTGAATTTCAGACCCCCATACTTACAAGCTTAATTTTCCAGCCCAATTAGTTCGGGCAGGAAGGTTGAATAACCTGCGGAGGCGGCACCTGGACGCAAGAGCCGTCACCACGAGCGCGAACCGCACGATCGTAAGACATAACCACTTCGAGAGTCTGGAGGTCAGTCGAAGTGTAGTTCAAATCTTGCCAGTTCGAAGACTCGGGCCATGTACCAAGCATCGTCCAAATCTCGGTCGTCTGCCCAGCACCGTCGAGCATCGCGAGCGAGCCCGTCTTCTTATAATCCTTCGGGTGAGCAACTTTGATGCTTTTCAGGTTGACTACCGTTTCAACCCAATGATAAATCCCGCGAGAGATGTCAGGATTCTGCTCATAATCATACCACGTGAGCGTGATCGGCTCCCAATCTTGTTTACCGGCGTACCGGGAAACTTCTTGGTTGTGGTGCATTTCAGGCTTATCGAATTTAAAGCTGGGGCGTGCGGCAGATTCTAGTACCAGCAATTCTTGCTGGGAGAACTGGCCAGTCCCTCGTCCTAAAGTCTCGAAGACCCAACGATGGGTACGTCGGATTTCCCCAATGTTACTCGGGCCATTATTGGAATATCCACCTCCAAAAGGTGCTATATTAAATCCAGGCATTACTATACCTCAATCACTGGTCTCAAAGGATATCGTAATTTTGACCAGTATTGAGTAAGCTATTTAGAATATGTAAAGTACAGCTTCTACCGAGATTAACTTTACTTCATTTACACCAATTCTTAATTAGAAGTATATTTGGAAATCTTTCGCCCGGCAACCATTGACATAACAATACTCAATGCGACTAAAGTACTCACCAAGTGATGGTTGGGTCCAGCTTGCTTGTTTACAAAGTAATCATAGATCAAAATGCTAAAGGTTAATGCGGACAGCATCGCAAGAGTGCATACTATAAATAGTAGGCCAGTAAGCATATCACTTAAATAGTAAAACGAAGGAGGGCTCTTACCTTTATTGACAGATACAGTATTCTTAATTATATGTTGTAAGCGACGGGCCATGTCGACAGCCACATCAGGATCAGCTAAGTTATGCTCTGTGGATGGGACCCTATATAAATCTGGGCATATAATCATGATGCCGTCTTGATATTGTATTTTAGCTATTGCCAAGGACCAGCGAGGAGCAGATGGATCACACATATGTGCATAATAGTATTTCGTGATAAAGTAAGAGCCCGCATCATATGAGTAACCGCAGCCACCCGTCAATTCCATAAGGTGATCGATAAATGGCTCAGTAATCTCTCTATCAGTCATTCCAATTCACCAATTTAAGCGATTCTCGGAATTGCCATGTTACTACAACAACATTAATCGCTAATAAGATTAGTAGTCCATCAGGCAGTACATCATCAGATTCCATGAATCCAATCCACAATAAAAGCACTGATATCATTCCAGAGAATGCCGCCATCGCACGCATCCGAACAATGGCTAAATAGGCCCATGCCGTCTTTATTTTCCTAGTAATACCAACTCTAGTCCAGACAAAATTGGTCGATATTAAATCGATATGTTTCTGAATCTTAGCCAGAGAGTCTGGATCTCTTAAGTCGAAGTCCACACAAAATCGTGAATGCGTTTTGGATATAATACGCTCATTGTTCTCGCTGTAAGCTACAATTGAGAATATATTATCCTTCAGCTTTGTCTGAGCTATCATCAATGCAACATTAGAATATGCATTCCTATCGGGGATTTGATAGATACTAATTATTTCTCCAGACTCATCACACATGAGCTTAGAATCAGCAATGACCTGATCGACTATAATTCTGTTATTAGAAATCGATTGGTTATCCATAGTAATCAGCCAGTCGTGCTAAGAGATATAGTATACCAACACCACCAGCTAAAATCAGCCCGATCGCAATTCCGAAAGCAAGAGACCATCTCCACATTAATCGCAGCTTAGATTGTGGTGCGGTAGAGAATGTAACAGTGATTCCAACATGAGTATGCTGATTTATCCAGGCTATATGTTCACTGATTTTCTTACAAGACTCTGGATTCGCAAGATCATAACGTCTTCTGCTATCATCAACGTGGGCGTGTGGAGACCATATAGAGATTATATTATCCCTCAGAATACAATCGGCTATTTCAACTTGTGTGGATGCACCATTATTAATCTTACGAGCTATACTACAGAATTCACCGTCTGTCCACGTGGTTATGACCGCCATAACGTCTAGCGTATCGATATCTGCACCTACTCTGCGAGTACAGATATCGAATTCATATTGAGTAATGATGCTCTCAATGATTTTAGAGACAGTGTTGGATTCTATAGCAGACATCATTTTCTCTTAAAAAGGCTGAGTATATTAGCAATGAATTTCCGAAATTTAA